TATTAAAGAATGGTACCCTGCAGGACTACGAACACGTATTATGCCTAATGGAAGTATCTTAATTATTAATACTCGGTACCATTATGATGATTTATGTGGATGGTTACTAAAACAAGAGTCCGAGTTTTCTACTATCTTACCTTGGGAAGTTATAAGAATTCCTGCATGGCTGGATTCTGCCAGTGCCGAGTTACTACAGTTGCCTGAAGGTAGTAGTTATTTTCCAGAATGGAAGACAAACGACTCTTTAAAAATAGATGAACAGGAAATACGTGCCTCAAATGGAGCTAGATACTGGAATGCTTTGTATATGCAGGACCCTACCCCAGACGAAGGTGGTTTAATAAAGAAAAAGTGGATACAATGGTGGGAATATGATGAACCACCAACCTGTGATTTTATTATTCAAACATATGATACGGCATTTTCTACCAGAACCACAGCAGACTACAGTGTAATACAAACATGGGGAATATTTTCTAGATATGAAGAGAATGAGCATGGATATGAGAGTTTTGTTCCAAACTTAATTCTACTTGGTAACATGAAAGGGCGTTACGAGTATCCAGAGTTACGTAGAATTGCTCAACTTTTATATGACGAGTATCGGCCTGATATATGCATAGTAGAAAAGAAAGCATCTGGACAGTCTTTAATACAAGATATGCGTAGAGGTGGCTTACCAGTACAAGATTATATTCCAGATAAAGATAAAGTGTCCAGAGTACATGCAGCTTCTCCAATGATAGAGGCAGGTCGTGTCTGGTTACCAAAACATAAGAAGTGGAGTGATGATTTATTTACAGAACTTTTACAATTTCCAAATGCAGCTCATGATGACCAAGTAGATGCTATGACAATGGCAATACATTATATGAAAGAATCCTGGAGATTAACACATCCTGATGACCCAGAATTTGAAGATGAAATAAAAGATAAAAAAAGAGTTGCATATTGGAGAGTTTAGTGGTATAATATATATAAGAGATAATAATGAAACAAGAAGAATTATATACACAACTAGCAGCAAAGACACCAGAACAACCTGTAAAAAATAATATGCAGTTTCCAACTGGTATTACAGATACAGGAATGGAAGATTATTTAGCTGGTGCTAATATTAATTTAACAAAAGAACAAGCACAAAAAATTTTACGTTATGGTAAACAATTAGGATTAGATCTATTAACAGGAAGTTCATTAGCAGAAGCATTTGGTTTTAGACCAGATATTGTAGGAGGCAAAGGATATACTCCTTCCTATCCTGAATTATTTACACAAACAGAACAATTAGCAAAAGAAGGAAAAAAAGCTGAAGCTCTTGGTAAAGGAATTGAAACTGGATTAGTTGGAGTAGGTGCTGTTGGTGAAGGTATGATGTTAGCAGGAGCATTAACAGGTCCTTTAGCTCCTCTTATTATAGGAAGTGGATTAGCATTAAAAGGAATATCAAAAGCAGGAAAATTAATTTTAGAATCTAAAACTGGAATAAAAGTTTTAGCTAATTTTACAGGAACTAAAGATTCTCCAAATATTCAAAACATAGAAATTCCTAAAGATGTTTCACCAGATACTGATCTTGCAAACATTATTAACGATCCAAAAATTCCAACTACGCTAACAGATGATGTAGATACTGTAGATTATATACCAGAAGATTTAAAAAATTTAAATGCAGAAGAAGCTATAACAACGTATATAACTATGCCAGAAAAAATAACAAGGAATCAGTTAATAACGCATCCTGCTATTTCTGGTAAAGATAATGTTAATCCAAATATAGTATTAGACTTTGATGCTGCTGCTGATAAAACAAATACATATTTAAAAGAAAAAGGTTTTAATGAAGGCAGTATTATTCCAGTCTATAGACTTATTAAATATAAAGTAAAAGAAGATCCAAAAGGAAATATAATAGGAAGAGAAGATTATCAAGATACAGAAACATTAATTTCTGGTTCACTAACACCAGAAGCTAATTTAAAAACTTTAGATTATTTTACACAAAGAGCTACTGACCCATCTACAAAGGGTAAAATGGGCCCTAAAGATAGGTATGAGATAGTTAAATATAATGTTCCTCAAAATAAAATAAAATTAGCTATGGGTGCATATAAAAATAATATAACTTCTTCTATTAATAAACAATTAAAAAATAAAAATATTATAGCTAAACCAATAAAAGGTTTTAAAAAAATTAATCCTGCAGAAGATGTTAAAAAATTAATTGATATGCAAGATGAAATTATTGCAGATGTTTCTGGTTTAGAAAAAATTAAATTAGGAAAATTTTCATCTTATCAAGATTTAAAAGATAAACATATAGATAAAATTATTTTTAATAAAATTAAAAATATAGATGATTATAAAAAGCAAATAAAAGAAGATTTTGATAAGAGTAGATTAGTACATTCTACTAGAGACGAAATATTTAGAATGGGAAGATCTGAAAATGAAATACTGGATAATGAACTAGAAAAAGCAATGCCATTTTTAGATAAAGTTACAAGATTTTATAATAAAGCTTATGTAACAAACCAACCAGCAGAAACTTTACAAATATCACAAAACCCAACTTTTTCAAGATTAGAAGATGCTGTAAATAATTTAAAACAAAAAAAAGGTTCTGGTGAAGCATTTTTAAATAGATTAAAAGGACAAGCTAAACAAGAAGAACTTGATTGGACAGGATTAACAAAATTTTTAAAAGGTAAAAAAGAAGTTACAAAAGAACAAATTCAATCCTATATGAAACAACATAGTATTCCTATTGAGGAAAGAGTATATAGTTATAATCCAAGAGATCCTGGATGGAAAAATAATCCTCAATATGGTGAATATACTATAGATGGAGATGATAGAACTAATTCAAAAAAATATAGAGAATTTGTTTTTTCAATTCCTCAAAAATGGCGAGAAAGAAATTTAGAATATCCTTTAACAAATAAAGAAAAAGTTCGATTAGCAGAATTAGTAAAGATAGGTAATAAGTATACCTATAATACACCAGAAGGACTTACAATAGAATGGCAAGGTTTAAAAGATAAATTAGAAAATTATGAAAGAAAAAATAAACCTTTACCATTTATTCCGAGTCATAATTATGGTGATGAAAATTTAATTTCACGAGTAAGAGTTAAAGATAGAATAGATAGTGATGGAAACCCTACAGTACATATAGAAGAAATACAATCAGAACATGCAGCTGATGTAATAACAGCTAAAAGACAAGCAGAAAAAGATGCTGATTCTTTTTATATACTAGGTGATTCTAGTGAAGATAAAACTTTACTACCAGGTATTACAAAACAAGATGTTGAACTATTACGAAAAGGGTATGTTCCAAAAGGTATTAAATTTAGAAAAGAAAAAACAATAGAAGAATTAAAAGTAACTGAAGAGGCTATATATAAAAGATCAAAAGAATTACAAAAAAAACACAATGTAGATATAGATGCTTTAGGTGATAAGATGGTAGCTTTACGAGATACAGAACGTGACATAGAAGGTGAAATACTAAACTATCAACAAACAGCAAGCCCAGCTAATGTAGATAGAATTAATCCTATACTTAAAGAAGACTTAATAAATATTAGAAAAGAAATAGATAATGTTAAGAAAGTTTTAGATGATTTTAATGAGATATATCAAAACGATAAAATATTAAATAGATTATCTAATAAAAGTAAAAGATTACAAAATAGAAATCGTTTAAATACATTATTAAGAGAGTTACCACCAGAATTTCCTGTGATAAAAGATGATTGGTATAAACTTCCCATAGATAGAATAATACGTGATGCTGCAGAAAGAGATATACCGAGTGTTACTTTAACGCCAGGTAGAGTACAGTATAATAGATATTCACAATCAAGAGGGCAATATGATTTACAACTAGATAAACTAGAGGCACGAGATACATTATTTGAAAATTTAGATTCTTTCTTAAAGGATATTGAAGATATTGAATTTCCAAAAAGATCAAAAGATGATTTAGATTATTCAGAAAATAGATATATAATGAAAAATAATCCAAATTATTTACCAATGCTATCTCTTGCTAATAAAGAAAAACTAGATAAAATTTTATCTAAATATAAATTATATAAATTATCACAACCTGTATTACAAAGAGTATTAAAATCAGTACAAATGAAAGTTGAACCTGAAAAAATAAGAAAAGAATTAGATAAAATAACAGAAAGAAAAACTGCCTCTATTATGACTAAAAAAGTTAAAGAAGGAATAAAAAAATCAATAAATGTTGCACTTTTAATTCATAAGTCAGCAAAAGTTGGTAGAAATTATGATACAAAATATGTAGGATATTTAAATGATATAGCAAAAAAATATAATGCAAAACGTGATACTACATTTGTTGATAATAATACTAAAGATGGTATATCATATAGATTAGAGATTACACCACAAATGAAAAAAGACTATTTAAAAAAAGGAGCAGCTAGATTTAAAACTGGTGGCTATATTAAGGAGAGGCTATAATGGCAATAGAAAAAAATCCATTTGAACAAAAAACAGAAACAACAAATGTTGTATCAATAGAAACACCACAAGCAGATGCAGATGTTTCTTTTGAAGTAGATACAGATGGTGGAGTTGTAGTAAATTTTGGTAAAGAGAATATACAAGAAGAAGTTGTAGCAGCAGAGTATTATGCAAATATTGCATCAGATTTAGATGATCAAATATTAAAAACAATTTCACATACTGTAATTGATAACTTTCAAGCAGATAAAGAATCTAGAGGAGAATGGGATTCTATGTTTGAAAGAGGTTTTGATTTATTAGGTTTAAAATTAGAAGATGCAACAGAACCTTTTGAAGGTGCATGTACAGCAGTTCATCCATTATTAATTGAATCTGCTGTTAAATTTCAAGCAAAAGCATCACAAGAATTATTTCCTTCTGGTGGCCCTGTTAAAGCACAGATACTAGGAAACCAATCTGTTGATAAACAAGAACAGGCAAATAGAGTTCAGAACTTTATGAACTATCAGCTGACTGAACAAATGCCAGAATACTTTGATGAGTTTGAAAGAATGTTATTTCATTTACCACTCATAGGTTCTGCCATTAAGAAAGTATACTATGATGCTGGATTAGAAAGACCTGTTTCAGAGTTTGTACCGATTGATCAATTTTATGTATCGTACTATGCTTCTAATTTACGAAAAGCAGAACGATATACACACGTAATTTATCGTAATCCGGTTGATATGCAAAAAGATATGGAGTCTGGTATTTATGTTGATACAAATTTACCAGATGCAAGTAGTCCATCTCAAACAGGTTTTGCAGAAAAAATAAATACTATTATGGGAATATCACCAACATCTGATAATGATCCACAATATGTATTACTAGAACAACATTTATATCTTGATATCCCTGACCCAGAATGTCAAGAAGGCGAGTTTGCTCCTTATATTGTAACAGTAGAACAGGAGTCTCGCCAAGTATTAAGTATTCGTAGAAACTATAAAGCAAATGATGCAAATAAAGAAAAAAGGATGCATTTTGTCCACTACAAATTTGTGCCAGGCTTTAGTTTTTATGGGTTAGGTCTTATACATTTCCTAGGTAATTTAACATTAACAGCAACAGCAGCAATGAGAAGCCTTGTTGATGCTGGACAGTTTGCTAATTTACCAGGAGGTTTTAAGGCTAAAGGAGTAAGAATGGTGGGCGACAACGAACCTATTGCTCCTGGTGAGTTCAAGGAGGTCGAAGCAACTGGTATAGACTTACAAAAGGCGATTGTTCCTCTCCCATATAAAGAGCCTTCCTCGGTACTATACAACATGCTTGGATTTGTAACTGCTGCAGGTCAGAAGTTTGCAGACAGCACAGAACAAATAGTTTCTGATGCTGCCTCCTATGGACCAGTTGGAACTACTATGGCTTTAATAGAAGCTTCTAGTAAATTCTTTTCTGGTATTCACAAACGATTACATAAATCTCAACGAGATGAATTTAAAATTATTGCTGAAATAGATTATGATTATCTTCCAGCACAATATCCTTATGATGTTCCAAATGCTAGTAGAGAAATATTTAAAAAAGATTTTGATGGTGTTGTAGATGTTATACCTGTAAGTGATCCTAATATACCGAGTAATGCACATAGAATGATGTTAGCTAATATGGCCTTACAAATGGCACAACAATCACCACCAGGAATGTTTAATCTTGAAGCATTAAATAGAACAATTTTAAATGCTGCTAATATGCCGAACATAGAAGAGATATTACCAATGGCACCACAACCTCAACCATTAGATCCTGTATCTGATATTATGGCTGCTACAAAAGGTATACCTATAGCTGCATTTCCAGGACAAAATCATGATGCTCATATTCAAGTAAAGATGGCATACTTACAAGATCCTATGAATGGTGCGAATCCTATTATGGCTAGAGTAAAGCCAGTATTAGAAGCTAATATACAAGAACATACAACTATGAAATATCAAGAACAAATGAGTGGTACTTCTAGAGTTATGATGGAGCAAATGCCACAACAACCAAGAACACCAACAGATGTTGAAGCTGTTATGGCTGCTGCAGCAAAAGATGTATTAAATGCAAATATGGCAGCAGGTCAAGTTATGACACCAGAGCAACAGTTAGTTGCATTAGAACAAGCAAAAGTTGAATTAGAAAAAGAAAAATTAAAACTTGATGCTGCAAAAGAAAATGCAAAGATAGCTATTGAAGCTCAAGAGTTAGATATTAAACGTCAAGCTCAAATGATTGATGCTACTGATAAGGGAATGTCAGCACAATTACGAACACAAAAATCTGATGCAGATAGAACAAGTAGAGAAGCATTAAAACAATTAGATGTAATGACTAAACTTGCTATTGAAGAAGATAAAATTGAATTAGAACAACAAAAAATGCTTTTTGATTCTGCAAAGAA